TTTTACGTCAAAAATAGATATTTACAAAGAAGGAGGCAAATTTGGCTGTGGGAGAACTGCTAGATGTTGATAATAAAATCCCTATTAAATTCCCAGCTACATCAGAACAATTCACAGGTAAAAATTGGGTACATTTAACGACAATAAAAAATGATGGTGCGTTTGCTCGTGTCAGTTCGATAATGCAAGTACAGTTTGGTAGATATGATGCTGAAAAGCAAAGTATCTTATTATTGGGTATTGCGCATTCTACAAAATGTATTCCTTATGTCATAGCTTTAAGTGTTAAAGATAAAGTTGATGTAGGGCTTAAATTAGCATATCTTACAAATGATAGTAATAACACAACATCAATTTATATTACAACTAATTTATCAAATGGGGCTATTAATAAGATGTGGATATCTAAATATCAAGGACTTATTATCGTAAATGACGGTTTGTCTAAAACAGATACTCTTCCATCAGGAGCAGTTGAAATCGAACCTTAAAGAATTATTCTCCCATTTTGGTAAATACGTAAAACAATATACAAACATTTTTGCCTAGTGGGAGAAATTTTCACATCATAAAATCTTGGTCATAGTAGATACTTCGGCAGAAGAGTTATTAATCGTTATCCTACCATTTAGAGGTATAATCCAAGTATTGTTGCGCTGCTTATTATCTACGTAGATTTTCTTATTATCTGTATATACAGAGATATATGTTTCTGCTGTTTTTGCACCTATTTTTGTTATTGAGCATAGGGGATTTTTGTAAGAGATATTTACGCTAGCAATTAGATGAGCAAATGCATACGGATGCCTAAGAATTAAGAGAAAATCCCCATCCCCAGATATTTCTTTCAGTCCGTTTGTATCACTCAGCCTGTAAGGATATAGTGATTTAGGCATTAACCCATCCTTGTTTTCATCCGCTATACCTATCAGTTCTCCCACAGATATTTCTAAACATTTCTGTAAAAGATTATCACCGTAAAAGTTAGGACAAAGGTGTTAAGCCAGATGCGTCACTTTGAATGGTTTTATTTTGTATGCTAACATTTCCTTCGTAATGTAATATTTCACACGAAAATGGTGTGATAAGAGAAGATTGATTGCCTCCGACATAGAATATTATGCCATTATCATTTTTTGTGTAAAATAAACTAAGACCAGCTTTTGTTGTGTCATTACCATTACCTTCTATTTTAAATCCTCCATTTGATGTGAATGTAACTGTAACGCTTCTTGTTATTTGCGAGCCATGATATCCACCTAAGACAAGTCTGAAAATGACAGAAGAATAATCATATGAACCTTTAAAAGTGAATAGCTGACAGATATATCCTTTTGACATACTGTTCTTTCCAAATGGCCTTTTTACATCTATATTCCAAATCAGTTCTCCCACAACTGATATAGTTTCCGGATCTCTTATTACTTCATTAAAATCTATTGTTTCCATATTATAAAAAATTAAATATTTAACCTAAATCTTCATAAGCCACTCCCAACATAGATGGTGCATCGGCAATTGCCACTTTCGACCATATTGTTGTTTGTGGATTTGATTGTGCTAAAGCGGCTCCAAAAAACACTCCAATCCCGTTAGCTGGAATATAAGAATCCGCAACAATCAGTCTATATTTATTAGAGAAATTCCATACATAAAGTAAAGTACCATTCCACTGTTCACCTCGCGGTAAAATAAAAGAATCGCCTTCATGTGATGTCGGTATTGTTACTAAGTTACCAAAATCAGATAAGCTTAAATAGAATTTATGCAAGCCATTTAGTTCGACAATTACAGGAGGAATATATGCATGTTGGATAAATCCCTTAAACCTAACACTTTTTCCAAATGTTGCTTCTCCTTGTGTATTCCATGATATATTATTTCTAGCTAATGATGCGCTACCATCCGATAAGATAACGTTAGCTCCGTTTCCTACATTTATCTCTCCTTTAAAAGTTCCGGATGTTGCATTAATATTTCCTTCGATTTCTACATTTTTAGCTTTAATTCCATCTGCATTAATCTGTTCTGCGTTAATCTTCTCAGCTAATAGTAACTTTGTTGCGATAAAAGTCCATTCTTGAGCAGATTCCCAAAAACCCAAATATCCTGATATAGAAGCTGAAGGGTTGTTGTTAGAGTCAGAGGTATGAGTTTTGGTGCATAGATATAATTTATTATTATATACAACAACATCATAAAACTCTTCTCCATCTGCTCCTTGCAAATACTCCACACCCTCTGCCCATGTTCTCATTCGCAGTTTTGCACCTTGTTTACCCCAGCTGTTTTTTAAGGTTGGAGTAGACCATGCACCGTAACTTGCAGTGTATATCTTAACACTGTATGCAGAAGTAGTCTTAACACAAACTACGACATTGCAATCTTCATCCGCCAAGTAAGTACAAACTTGTGGAACGGTGCTATTTAAAGTTTTAACAGGGGTAAAACTCGCCGTGCTTCCATTAGACAATGAAATAACCGATACAGAGCTTCCCGCTGTATTTACCTCTATAACCTGACCTTTAGAGAGTTTTATATTATCGCTATACTTGTAATTCGAATCCGAAATTTTATTTCCAGTATTGCTAATTCTATAACCTGCATACACCAAAACAGCATTAGAAATGTCATTCGACGAATACATTTCTGTTCTTGCCCTTTGACTTTCCCACATATAAGGAAATGATGCTGATACATCAAGCATTGTAGCACTCCATCCTTCAGGTATTTCTACTCCTATTGAAACAGGAGTAGATGGTTTCACGTTATGTTCTGTCCTTTTATAGCAAGATTCATATACTATAGTATCTTGCATTCCGATTAAAGAAAAACTACCTGATGCAATCATAATTCTTTATCCTATTGTTGCGCTTACACTACCACTGATTCCCATACCTGCACGCTTAATGTCTGCATAGCTTATACTTACTGTAGCAGCATTAAATGTTTCGGATTCTTTGTCAGAAAGAATAAATGCATTTCCGGCATTATTCCTTATGTTCCAGTCCCAGTTTGATATGCCTCCGTCTGTGCCGTCTGAACGTTTCCGCGCTACGGGTTTCACTACAGCCGTCTCTCCAGAACGAATTGTATTACCCGTAATCCCCGTTATATTGAAATCTACATAGTACGGGTCGGAATAGTCGGTTATCTGCGTGAAGCCGGAGGCTATCACACTGCCTCCTGACTTAATGTCACAACGAAGTTTCAATATGTTATCAATGTCACCCGCAGTGACTTTCTGTGTACGTGAAGTACCCCAGTCCGAGTCACCGGTACCGAGAAGTTTCACCCATTGGTAAGTAAAACCGGAATAATCCGTAACTTCCACACCGTCCTTGTAGAGTGTAGCAGTACATGTCAGTGACTCACCGGCCTCTGTCAGGGCACCGCCCTTGTCATCCGATATGATCACATCATAGGCATTGCCTGTCATTTCCTGTATAACCACATTCTTCGACAGCTCATTGAATGAAATGTTCTGTCCGCCTACTTCTATCGTACCAGATACACTGATACGGTCGTTGTCGTATCCGGATATAGGAACAAGGTTCTTCATTACCCGCAATGCAGTCAACTGGTAAGACTGGGAGCCGATTGTCGCCGAATAATTGTCTATTTTTTTGAAATATCCAGTCATTCCGCCGTTCGTAGAAAGTCCGTCAGAGCCGAAAGTTAGTGTTACCCCGTTGTACTTATACGTGATTTCGTGAGGAATGATGATTTCTCCAGTTGCCACATCACGAAGAATGGTTACCAAAGTCGGCTTCATGTTCTCGGCCAGTCCTTCAAAATCAGGGATAAACTGACTGGTCCCCTTGTTGTACCGTTGTACAAGAGGGGTTCCTTCCACGCGGATGAATCCGTTTATTGTCGTACCATCCATCAGTCCGATTAGTGTAAATCCACCTTCCAGATTCATGATTCACCTCCTTCCTCCATATCAGGCACAACTACATCATTATCTCCATCCGTTTCTTGTGTACCGGATTCTGTATCGACAGTTTCATACTGTCCGCTGGCCTTCTGATCCTCAATCATCTTCTTCAGTTCCTCAGCAGAAGATACTATCTGTACATCTTCTGTGCTACCTATTACCCGCAACATGGAGAAATCGGCAATTGCCCTACCGTCCGGCATACGTTCGAAATACTTGATTCCTTTTGATTCAAGCACTTCAGGTTTAACAAGTAGATATCCCATATTATTCAAATTTTGTGGCTATGACAGCCTTGTTGTTATTAATCATTACTTTACCCCCGCTGGTTACCAACGCCGTGACCGCATACATCTTTACCTCTGCATACACGGCCATGGAATATGCCTTATCGAATCCCAAGGATGAAGGCGTAAAGCTGATGGTATTACCTTTACCGATTGTCTTGTCAGACACGCCCGCTTTTCCGGATTTCGCTTTCCAGACAATAGAAAACAGCTTGTCATTGTAGGTTATCACCTGCTTGTTGTCAGTCAGGACACATTCAAACCTGACATTCGTGCTCATCGAAGCATTAATCTTTGCTCCTGAAAGTTGCCGTATGCTTGCTCTCAACGTCTTCGGCATTTCAACCTTAACAGTAGATGTCACCTGCAGGTTCTCCAGTTCCGGAGCGGAAGGGCGTGTTCCTGTATAATATGCCGCACGGCAACGGAATGCAGCCGTACGCACAAAACGTGCATCGAACGTGAGCGATTTTGTCCAGTTCCCGCTGCTATCCTTGCCTGAAATGAAGATGTCCAGTTCGTCCTGTGTAATCTGCCTCCATGTAGAATTGTCGGTATTTATTTCCCACCAGTAAGCCGCATTAGCATCAGGAACTTCTTCCTTTCCTGAAAAAAGCTGTGCTGTGATAGTGTGCATCCATCTTCCGGATGAGTCTGCTTTCTCCCTTGTAGGATCGATAAACCATCCCTGGGGCTGGTCCATCAACCGCATGTTAAGAACCTTTGTATCATACAGAGCCGTATATAGAGATACGCTGCGTTCCACTTTAACCTCCGTATTTCTACGGGTATCCGTAATCGTGAAGATGGCAAAGATATCCATCGGAGTATTTGGCTCTACATTTTTCTTCACCTTCAAAGAATAGGTCGGAAGTCCGGTGTCGGATATGACATAATTGTCGTTGTTCGATATACGGTTGCTACCGTCCGCTTTCGGAGATCCTTCGTACCATTCCACACCCGTAATCGTCCTGTTACCGTTCATCACCCCCTCAGGGTCGGACACCTGCACGTAAGGCATCAGCACGCAGGGGACAAGCGAACGATCCGGCTCATATTCCTTAGTGTCCTGGTTATAGGTCTGTGCGGTATTTCCGCTCAGTATCTCAATGTCTGCAATAAAGGAAATCGGGTCTACATGTACTGATATGTCCTTTACATTCGTATTTATTGCCATGATTTTATATATTTAATTTTTTATCTGATATGTAAAAAAACCATACATTTCTGATAGCTTATCTTTAATGTATTGCAAATCATATACTTTATCTTCTTCTATATCAATTATATCGGAAATATGCATTTCTCTGGATAAAGTTCCATTAGCCAATTTCCCAATACATTCATGAATCGAATACCTTACAAAGACTTCTTTCATAATCTATATTTTGATGTTAATTTTGTTTTCCACTGTTTCAAAATTTTCTCCTACAGGTATAAATACCCTACAGATAAAACTTATCTTCCGATACTCACTTCCCCAACCACTACCCATATCGGCTACGGATAGATGTATGACATGCTTCTGACCGTCAACGTATGTAGGTTTCCAACTGTTATCTGATGGTATGTTTCCTGTGTCACGAAGCCATTCTACCTCCACTCCATCTGTAGCCATGAGAACGTTAGTTATATTTCTGTTACCATAACTTACTACTGCTGTAATGTCTGTATTGACCTGCTGAATGAAGAACTGCCATCCATTCGAACTTTCGAAGTCAAGATGATAATTCTTGTCGCCTTCAAGTAAAGACCACGAGGGGGAGTTCCATACAGGTTCATCTTCCGTCTTGTCTATTAAGCAACCCCACTTGCATCCGTAATGATAGACGGTGTGCTGCTCAAGTTCCGTAAACGTGTGCTGTCCGTCCGGATAAAGTCTATCGTGTTGAATAAAGCGATAAGGCTGCTCTGACTGCGCCACTGTGAGCGACCATTCGCCGCGGTCCACCTTGTTAGATATGACATCACCGTTATAATCATATTGATATAGCCGTTCGCAGACGATAGTCTTGGCCATCACACCCACGTCTTCTGTAGTGACCGGAAGATTATCCAAAGCTTTAATATTAGGGAATTTACCGATACTGATGGCGTAGTTGTAATCTTCCAATATAGGCTTGTAGACATTGGCGAGGAACATGATGCGCCCTTCTCGGCTGGAGAGCAGCCAGCTCTGCGCACGCTCGTTCACTTCTCCTTCGTCTGGCAATACAGAGTTACCACGTCGAGTGACGTTGTATCCGGCCACCGGAGGATAGTTTTTCCCTCCAGGTACTTCTGAATCAGGATAGAGCACTATCGTTAGCGTGTTGTCGTTGACGTTCTTTGTCAGACAGCGGAACCAGCTTGTGTAATAATCCGTGCCTCCAGTCAGCAGATTATTAATGATGGAATACATTATGTCGTTTTCAGTAAAATTTGTCACATCATATTCTGTACGCTTCTCCATCCACAATTTGTAAGTGTCGTCTCCCAGGTCTTCCACTTTTTCGATACATCCTGCATCGCTGAAAGAGAAATCACCTGCCATCGCCTGAATCTCATTTATGATAAGCCGCATTACAACAAGTGCATCACGTACCTCCAGCCTTGAGAATTGTCCACGCCCATCAGGATATATGCCAGCGCCCTTACCGGCAATCATGCTGTCGATGAAATCTCCGAACTTCAGCAGAAAACCGGTTCCGTCCGGCTGGTCCTTACGAAGAAGTGTTTTTAATGACTTTAATGCAGAAAATACATTACTGTCGCTAGGGGTAGTCGAATCATTTACTCTGATAACATATACCCCACTACCATTTCCATTATAAGTCTGTCCTTTATAGGTAAGTGAGTCAACTTTATCCTCAATTTCACCGATACGAGAGTAAGGCATACTTTCCCCAATCGTGTAAACAGGAGAATCCCAAGGAATATCAAGATTCATTTCCCATCCCAAGACACGTGAAATGCGCCCATTTTCAAAATATGTATCGTCTACAAGATTGATACGTTGCCCAAATTCGAAAGTTCGTGAGAGTAAATCCTCTTTAACCCATGAGCTTCTAAGGGTAGTCGGATAGGTTCCATCATCCTTCTTCACTTTTTCAGTGTACTTTTGAGCCTTTTCCTTTAATTCCTGTTCAGCTTCTGGAATATATTGGTCGGACACCAGTTGGATATCAAAGCCTGATAGAATGTATTCATCGCCGTTGGCAGGATACATCATATCATCCGGTAATGGTCGACCATAGTCTTCATTGCGAACAATCTCCCAAAGTTGATCTCCCCGACTTTCATCTTTCGGTTTGGGATTGAAGATTACGCCGAACTCCATTCCATTCAGCTTTCCGGATTGAAATTGGATTTTCAGTTCTTCACCTTCAAGAATATAGTCTTCTTTGAACTCTACCCCAGCATCCTTGTAGCGATAGTACGTAATAGTTTCTTTTGTACCGTCCTCATTCTCTACTTCCTCGGTGCGGGTGTGCACGTCGGATAAAGTGCCAACACGTCGGGGATAGACATCATCAAACACCACCACGTCCTCAATGGCTTCTTCCTGCGACATGCCTTCGTATGCATCAATATAGGGAGTGTCGGCCGGAAGCATAAGCCTTTTCTGGACTACGCCGTTCACCACGGCTTGCTCATCGGTCGGACGGTAGCTCGTGGGGATATTCTTTGTTGAACCAAACGCATAGATACGGGTGGCATAAGTGCCCTGGCTTTCGCTGCGGGTGATAGACGACGCTTCGACACCACGCTCAATTTTAACGGCATCTCCGAACTCATTTCGCCCAAAATGAATCACGTTGTCCGTTATCCAGCAATCGCAGTTCCACTTATCCTCCCCTGCCATAGAAAACAAGGCATCCAACAAGTTCATGTTGTCATAGGTCATCGCTACGGCCTTATTCTCTACAGTATCGTCTATGCTGAAAATAAAGTCTGTTCCTCTATATGTATAGCCTAAAGCCTTGAGATTACGAAGAAACACACCAAGTTGTACATCAAGGGCAGCAGTAAGCGACCATGATGCTTCATTTCCTGCATGTTCCGGAGTGTATTTAAAGATTTTGTTCTTCCACTTCCAGTAGTAGGCGTTCATCTGGAGATTATAATCATAGCCTCCAGTTGAAGTGTTGTAAGTAGGCTTCTGAAGATCAGTTATCTCATAGATTTTTGCCAGCTTTCCACCTAATGATTCATCAAGGACACCGGATAAATCTACATAATCACCAAGTTTAAACTGCACAGGCTTAGCTACCGAAAAAGGAAGAATTATATAGTCTTCCTTCATCAGAGTAAACTTTCCTTTAGCTCCCTTATTAATTGGGATTGAAAGCCTTGTTTTACCTGATATGTCTTTAATTTCTATCATATCTCCAAAGTTCATAAATAGAAAATGGAAGCCCTAAAAATCAGGACTCCCATTTGAAACAATAAGGTGAATGTTCGTTATTCACTCCTATCCATAGGATTAGGCTCTTGAAATTTACACGAAATTTTACCAAAACAGCGGTCAGAACTCATCCCATAAGAAATGCTTTTCCCTAGATAAATCAACTTATAGATTTCATCTCCCAATGCTGGAACTTTAATATTTACAGCACCTTTCTCTAATTCTGTCTGAAAGGCTTTTTTCTTTGATCGGTAATCGTTTTCTAAATTTCCCTCGATCGTAAACTGAAGGGTAACTTCTCGCGAGTCTACTTTTGCGTTTTCAGTAATCACCCGTTTGCCATGTTCCAGCCGGCTTTCATCCTCAATGTAGTCTTTCATCTCATTGAATCCGTCGATAGCATCGAGAAAACCGTCCCCCATGCGAACACCCCATGTGTCCCATGCATCTTTCTCGTTGATAAATATATCTCCTTTCATAGTCTTGCTGTATTAAGTTTCACCTCGGCGATGTCAGCCTTTATATCTTTCAGGTATTTGGCAGAATCTTCTGTATTCTCTCTGATTTGTTGTAACTCCAAATAAGAATTAGCCAGAATGGTACGCGTTTCGTCTGCGATGTTGTATAGTCCATTTGCTTGCACTATCAAGGAACTGATTGAACCTCGCAGTTCCGTGATGGCCACTATCTGCTGCTTCTCTGCTGTTTCAATGCGAAGATTAGACTCATACACGGCAGTAAAACGCCCGCTCAGTTCCCCGGCATCCTCATGCGTCATTTCCGTTCCGAATCCACGGCTGGATGCCGACTGCTGCTCTGAGGAAGAGCTGTCCCATCCCATAGCCTGCATGATTGCGTCACGTTCAGCTAAGGCATCACTGACCATCTGTTCCCATTGTGATTTGAGATTGTTTTGTTCAGAATCAGACAAAGTTCCGTCCGTCATTGAGTTTGCAAAGCTCTTATACCATTCTTTCAAACGGTTTGCATAGGTATCTGACATCATGCTCTCAACCACTGCCTGCTGCATCATCTTCTCAAAATCTTCTGCAAAGTCCTCTGCATCTGACTCCATGTCAAGTAATTGGTCCTTGAACTCATCTCGGACAGTGTCGAACGAAGTGTCGGTCAGCTTTTCGCGGTAAGTGTCCTCCAGTTCATCAAGCTGCTTCCAGTATTCAATGTAGCTATCCATATACTGAGAGGCGTTCTGATATCCATCGTCGGCATATTGCTTGATTTTTGAGTAGAGGTCGGTAGCGTTGTTTGCCACGTTGTACATCTGTTCACTGGTCAGATTCCAGAAATCGCTTGCACTTGACACAGAAACTCCAGCAGCCTCACTGACTCGTCTCCAGTCTTCAGCAGACATTGCATCGTTGACTTTTTTGTTACTGGAGTGTGTTCCACCTATTCCCAAGAAACCGTTACTATATGCAGCAGCGGAGCGTTGCATCATTTCTTGTGTATTTGCAATCTGCTCCTCAATATTCTTTTTCTGCTGCTCGTAAAGTCCAGTTGCATCAGCGACAGCACTTTCGTCCATCTTTTCTGCCAGATTATCAAGAGAGGCTTTCAAATCTTGATTAGAGATTGTTAGCCTTTCCAAATCTTCTTTCAAGTATGGATCACTTTCTTTGTTACCTATAAGTCCGAACGTTAAAGTATCCCATATTCCCCCAACGGCCCTAAAGACACTACCGAAAAGATTGTCAACAAACCCATCAAGCCCCTGCGTTCCGATAGTATCCAGCAAGGAAAATGCAGCTCCAATTATTCCACCAATCTTACTTCCTGCCTCTGTAAAAACATCAACAACATCGCCAGCCAAGTTCCCAATTTGAGAAAGGGAAATTTCAGAGTTTGAACCAAGCTGGGTAATTACATTCGACAAAGAGATAAGGTTGCTTGTCGTTTTGTCCGTTGATTTCTGAACGTTGGTCTGAGCGTTTTGCTGTCTCTTTTGGGCATCGTTCAGCTTTTTTGTAGCAGCTTCCTTTTGTGCATCCGTACCATTCTTCATGGCTTCATTATATTCTTCCTGAGCTTGTGCCAGTTCCTCCTGAGCCTTAGCCAGTTCGCTTAACTGTTCAGGTAAGTCGGCCAGTAATCCGCCTTTGTCAATAAGGGTTGATTGAATGTTGTTCAACGCCTCGTCAATGACCTTCTTCTGGTCAACGGCCATATTCTTATACTCATCCGAGTTCTTAAAATCTCTAAGCTGCTGCTTCACTTTGTTCAAGGACTCTTTAGATACCTTATCCAAGTCACCGAAGACAAGTTCCCAGTTGATACCTTGCTTCAGTTTTTCAAGATCAAGGGAGGAAATAGCCTTATCCATTTCTTTCTGGAGTATGTCCTTGTCTCCCTGAGTAGTGGCTTCCGAAATTTTACGAGTGTACTCATCGGTAATTGCCTGTCTTTTTTGCATGAACGTTCCGTAGTTTTTCAGGTAGCGTTCGTTAGCTTCAATAGCAGCCTGATTTTCAGTGTCTGTAATTGCGGATAAACCCTTTTCACGTGATTGCATGGCATTTGACGCACGATTTCCCAATACATCCCGCTGTTCAGACGTAAGCTTTCCACCTTGTGCATCTTCCCATTTTTTACGTTGCTTCTTAATTTCGTCGATTTCTTTCTGGTAATCCAGCTCAATCTGTCTACGCTTCTTTTCAGCCCCATCTTCCATCAGGTTGATTTCTTTCTGCTGATTGGTCCTGTGAAGCTGAAGGAGTTCTTCTGCAAGCTGTTGCTGTTCTTTCTTTTGTCGCTCGGCGTCTTTTAAAATTGTGCTAGAATTAGAATACTTTTCAATCTGGGACTGAGCTTCTTGTATCTGCTGAGTATATCTATTCCATTCTTCAGAATTTTTCTCAGATACATCTAACGCATCACGAGCCGCTTCAGCTTCTTTCTTTTTATCTTCCCAATACTTTTTGTTTTTTATTTCATCATTTGTCTTTCCTCTATTATTCAGTTCCCGTTCAATAGCTTGCTTCTCGGCTTGCAACAGCTCGTTAGTCTTGATACCAGGCAATATTCCATTCGATATTTTGCCATTTTTGACAGAATTTCCTAGCTTTTGAGCATTTTCCAAACGTTTCATCAAACGTTCTCTCACGTCCACCTCTTTTTGAAGTTGCTCATTAGAATAGCCAGAAAGGTCTGAGAGTATTTCATCATGTCGTTTCTTATTAACTTCCTCCTGTTTCAGATCACGCTGCTTAATAAGATTGTTCTTTTCATTAACCAATGACTGTATGGATAATCCAGCACCAGACTGCGATGCCGATTTAATGGCTTCATTCAGTTTATTGATTTCCGCATTCAATCTATTTAGTTCTTCTTGATCGGAAACATTTCTTCTTCGTTCATCTTCCTCATTAATTTGTTTTTTTATATTCAAAATATCACGAAGCATGTCTGCCTCTGTTTTATATTTCTTGAATATGTCTGGATATTTTTGCTCAAGACGAATCAATGCTTCTTTTCTGTCTTCAGTAGAAGACTGTTCATCCTGCGCTACTGACAAAAGCTTTTCAATTTCTTCCTTATGCTCTGCCTCTTTCCTTGCTGCCTCCTCAACAGATTTATTGTATGCATCAATTCCCTTCTTACATTTATCAAGATTACTAGCATAATTTAACAAAGCAGCACTCGTGACTACCACAACTGTTGCTATCGCAGCATACGGATTAACGCTCATTGTCAAATTCAATGCCTTTTGCGCTACTGTCTGTGCTTTAGTTACAAGTATTGCAAGCTCCATACGTGCAGTCAACGCATCTTGAGTAATTCTCGTAACAATTAGAGCCGTTTTATATGTTCCATAAGTAGCTATCAATCCCAATAAAACCTTACCTACCGTTTCATAGTTCTCAATCAGCCCCTTCACAGCAGATATTCCTGAGGATGCTATTCCTTGTGTGTCCTTACCGATTTCATTGAGCATTGTGTCCCAAGCATCCCCAAGATTACTTAACTGTCCCGTAAGAGATTTTGATTGCTCCTGCATCAAATTATAATAGATCCCGGATTCGCTAGTCATGTTCTTGAATGCCTGTTCTACTTCCTTAAAGCCAACCTTACCTGCTGTGACCAAACCGGAAACTTCGTCCTTTGTAACGCCAAGAACCTTTGCCAGTTCTTCATAAATAGGGATACCACGTCCTGCAAATTGACGAATATCTGTAGCATAAGCTCTACCCTGCGTCCTTAATGTACCATAGAGATAGGCTATTTCACTAAGCTGGGAGCCAACACCGGCGGCTACATTACCCAACATTACAAGCTCATCACCCACATTTTCAGCAGACGAGCCGTAAGCAATCATTTGCTTGGCAGAAGATGCTACCCCTTGGAGGTCGAAGGGTGTCTTTGCAGCAATATCCACCAGCTCTGACATCAGTTTATCCGCTTTTTCCTTACTTTTTAGCATGGTTGAAAAAGCAATTTCAAGCTGCTGGAATTGTCCTCGTACATTGACAAGTTCTGTAACAAAGTTTTTCAAGGCTGTTACTCCACCTATTACACCAAGTACTTTAGTTAAGGAAACGGACATTTTATCATTTGCTTCGACCGTTTCGCCTGCTTCTTCCTTAAAGGCTGCATATTCATCCTTCAGTCTCTTTACTGAAAGACGGGCTTCAGCCTGCTGCTGAGTCAAACCAAATAAAGTAGCTTTTTCTTCATCGAGAGTCTTCTTTGCAGATTGGTATTCTGATAATAAGCTTACAGCTCCCGTTGGATTTCTTTTTAAAGCTGTTTTATAAGCATCGCCCAACCGCTTAACATCATGTTCTACGTCTTTGACAACTCTTTTCTGGTCAATAATTTTTTGAGTAAAATCATTTACAGATTGTGAGGCATTGTAAATATTGGATTTAAAGTCTTTCTCCATCACAGCACCAGCCTTGGCCGCCTCGGTCACCAGCCCCATCATTTGTTGGCGAGCAGATGCCAGTTGAGTCTCCAATGCCTTGGCGGCTGCGGGGGATTTGTTTACGTCCATCTTCTTTAACTGGGCTTCCAGCTTACTAATCTCATTACGAAGTCTTATAACTTCATCATATTGTGCGCTTACGCGGAATACAAGTGTAGCCATATATTATAAACTGAATATTAATGTTTGAAGTTACACCTCAATTCATTAATATTCAGTTTTTACGATGATTAATACCAAACAATAAACCTATTGTTGCGTATTTGTGTTTTTCAGTGTTTTAATAAAAAAGGCGCATCATAATGATGCGCCAAATTGTCAATTTGTTCTTTAATTTATATCAAAGCCTCACGGCTGGAATATCAAAACTTGACAAGTTCCATTCTTTTAAGAATTTCATTGTATTTGGATTGTATATATGCTTTCTGTTTCTCGGAAGCTGTTACGATCTTGCCTTTATATTTTCGCATCACAGATTCATTTAAACCTATTTCCTTTGCGAACTTACTGGCATTGATGAACGGAAATGCCTCAAAAAATCCACTTAAGTCATACACATACTCCACAGAATAGCCAGCTTTATACCAACTTGGAAATTCACCATGTTTTTCTTTGTAATATTCTGCCTGTTCCTCTAAAACAGAAATAAAGTCCTCTTTCGCTTCTTGTTCTGTAAGCCCAAAGCCATACGCACCGTTTACATCTTCAGAATAGATAGAGATTCCTCCATCATCTGCTTTTTCAATAATAGCCTGAATCTTCTTCATAATCGTGTATTTTAAGTTTTGTCAATTAAATGCACCCACCGAAGTGGGTGCTGTTCTTTTACTTCTTTAACCCCGCCTTTTTCATCATGCTGTCAAGAGTACCTTTAGGTATCTCTTTGGCCGGATGTCTGCCTACAGGGATAAAGTAGTCAAAGTCGGGATGAACATACTTGTGATGTTTCTTTCCCTTTTCGATTGTCCAGCCTGCTGACTCAATCAATTTGTAAAACTCTGAAAACTTCATAAATCAAAGAACTTTTAATTGACAATGCAAAGGTAACATTTTCGTTACTATTAAGCAAGCTTTGTAACGTAAAAAAGTAACGTTTCTGTTGCTTTTTAACATTCTAATAGAGCCATATCTATTTCTTGTTTCTTCTTCTGCGCGAAGCCATGTCCTTACCCTTTACCTTTGTAACTTTGGTCCCGGTAACGGTATGGAGCTTATCGCGCTGCATTAATACTAAATTCCTGTATGGTATCTCGTAGACCACTTCCCGGTATGACAGATGCAGGTTTTCCATGAACGACGCAATCTGTCCCAAGAGAGTATCATTTCCTACAACCTCGGTTTCGCTGCCAGCAGGCTTACGTTCCTCACCAAGCTGACAGCTTTGAGAAAAACCTTTGAGTCAATCATGGAAAAGGCTTCATCTAATGCGTTCACATTTTCTTCGTATGTTCCTTTAGCCAGTTCTGCACTCAGACTTTCGTTTCCTGCAATCAGCCAAGAGAGCGCCTTGCTATAAGCGTCTGATTCTCCGAGGGACAATAATACTTCCTTCAAATTGTCGGCTTCATGCACGCCGGCCAAATGGGATATGGCGCCGGCTAATTTATGGATTGTTGGCGGATAGATCGTATACGCTTTTCCGCTGACAAAAACTGTACGGAAGTCACTGCCAATAATAGATTCTGATATAATTTTTGCTCCTTGATTCATAACTAAACGAAAAAGGGTGAAGCCGAAGCCCCACCCATTAAACATCCTGAAAACTAACCGCCACTTTCTTGAGCGAGAGTTATTTTCTTCTCTACAGTCTTGAAAGCGTCAGACAGGGAGGTAGGTATGCTTCCTGACTGTGTGGTATAGCCTGCCTTCGACACCTCATAGGAAACGGAAGTCCCAGATTTCACCCTCTTGGTCTTGACCGTCTGCCCGTCCAGCTTTACTGTTGCGTCAGAAGGAGTTGCTACTACCGTCACATCTGTTCATGCTTCTTTCACTTCTTCCGCATCAAACCAGTATTCCGGGGCAATAGCCGGGTCTTTCGGTTCCAGTTCCACCGCACTGACAGGAAGACCGACCGCTTTGTCCGTGGTCGATTCTCGTGCGCCAACATCTGCACGGGGAATAACGCAATACTGGTCGTCGTCAGTCAAAGCAACAAGCAATTTCTCAATGTTTACTTTACCTCTTGCACGCTTCCAGCCCTTATCGGTGTTAATTACATCACCACCCATGAGGTCTTTCTTAGTTGGATAGTCGTACTCGCCGATGGTGAAGTTCACCGTTACGTCACCCATCTCCTTGTCACTTCGATAGGTCTGACCTGTTAGCTGGTTTTTGTAATTAGTGCGGCTTGCTTCCGCTTCTTCAAGCGTCCATGTATCCTGATGGATATTCTTTACCTCTTTCAAGGTATCGCCCTGCAAGAGAGTGTACAACGCCCGCCCAGTCAAATCGGCGGTAATCTCGCTTGTTTCACCATACCAAAGTTTCTTGATATTTACAGCTGTTATTTTCTTTGCTTCTGCCATATCATTTCACATTTAAAACTTCAAACAAAATTCTTACATTCACATAATGACACTTCAAGGATGTGTCCTCCTCTATTCCGATTGACTCGATAGAATAATGATAGGTGGTACCATCATAGCGTCCGGTTATGCCGTCGAATAGCTCTTGCGACTGTTTCTCCAGTTCGTTCAGCCGGATGGTATTGGCTTCACCTTCTTTCAAGTCAGGAACGCAAAGGTTCACCTCAACGAAGGATTTCTTCCAGTACGTCCCCGGCTGCTGCTTCTTGGCGTGAATGACAATCCTTTCTGACTTCATCGCACCCGTCAGCTTCTTGCCGTGAGGAACAATGTCAATACCAAAAGGCTGGCAATCTCGGTAAAGTATATTTGCTATGTCGGTAGTTACTATCATTTGACTTCCTCCTTCAATCGTTTCTCAGCGTATAGAGCCGCACCAGTTGATACTTCATAGCCTTTAGATTCGACGTGCGAGGCATACTCAGCATCGTTTCTTATCACCAATCCGTCATCCTCAACTGAATACTTATTTGACTTACGGAGTGTTCCGGTCCGGTTCTGATAGTTGCCATTCTTTACAGCGTAATCGACAGCCTCTTTACCAACCTTCTCCTCAACGGCTTTCACCTCGGCATAACCTTGTTCGAAAAAGCTATCCACGTCCGAAAAATCAAACTTCACATCCATATCTCTGAGTAACCAAAATAGTTTGTATTCTTCACCATGTAAACTTTGCCAGTTCCACGGACATTCTCACCGTCCATACATCTGACTTCATCACCAGCACTCAGTGAGATTTTCTTCTCACAGACTACGTGATAATTCGGTCGGAACACCTCACCGTTCTCCGAAGTAAACTCTTTGGTTGAGTTATCGTCACACCGGCACTTGCATACGTCCTGCCAGCTTTCTTCACCGGTACTGGGGATAGGCCGACCGAACTCATCTTCTCCCAATGGAGTTGTAATCTTTACCTGTAATATATGCGGAGCAAATATCATAGGAATCTGACTTTAGGTTTATCTGACAGAGTGTCTTCAAGTCCGTACTTCTTACACAAGAAAGAATAATATTCCTTTACACCTTGAATATTCCAAGACATAGAGAAACCATTCTCACTGATGGAAGTGGCACGGAGTAATAGAGAGGGGATGAACTTAGCCATAGCTACTGAAACAAGTCCGATGTTTGACGGGCCCAACTCATCCTCTCCGCTTATCCCTGAAGACAGACTTATCTCCAAAAGGTCAGCCTCCGACAAATTAATGCCGAAAGACTGAAACTTCTGTGATATGTAGTCGTTTACTGTCATGCGTTCATGGTTGACAAATCGAAATTCACAATCAGGTTAGGGTTCGTAATCTGCGGAATCCACTCAGCGGTGTATTCAAGATAACGACCGTTACCATCCTTATAGCCAGAAATCAGCATTTCACCGTCTGCCTGAGTGTAATTACGTCCTGGCACACCGTCTACAGCTTCGTACGGAGTATGGAAACGCATATAACCAATCTTATCTTGTGGAAGCAATGTGATACGGTCGTCTGCGTAAATCTGTACGTTCTTACCGGTTTGGTCAAGAACATAATCTTCCTTGATTTCGATGGCTGGAAGTCCGATACCAGTAAAAATGGAAGAAGCCAGCTGGGATGTAATCAACCCGGTAGAGAGGTACATCTCGTTACCAGTTAGCTGCATCTTGAACTTGTCACCAAATTCCTCAGATCCGATAATGTTCTTCACGAAGGTTCCTCTAGACATGATCATTTTCGGGAATGTTCCATAAATGGACTTCAGTTCGTTTACCTTCTGTTGTAGGTATGTGATGAATTTCGTTTTAGCTTCAGTTTCGGGAGTAATAAACTTGAACGGTAACTTGATTTCCAACAGGTTAATTCCTCCTGCATTGTCATCCTTGTTCTTAACTGTTGCTTCTCCGGTCATCAGCATAGAACCGAGAACCATATCCATACGCTTGTGGGGAGCCAAAAGCACCTGACGGTAGTCATCATAGATGAAGTTTACAATGTCCTGCATGGCTGCAATCTGGTCAGCAGGTTTTGCTGCATTGTATTTGTCAATCAAGTCTTGAAGTTCAGACAGACGATCGACGGAAATCTGGTAACGATCGCCCAAGTAAGCAATTTCTCCATATCCTGAACCTATATTCCGACGTTCACGGATAGGCTTCTCACCGTAGCGCGAATTGATAGAACCGGCCATCACGCCCGTAACCTGACCGATGTAGTCCTTGAACACACGGGTAGTCGTTCTTCGGAAGTCTAGATACTGCTGCCAGTAGATAGTATCCTTACGTGTCTGAAGGACGCGCTGAATAACAGCGTTAACGATGTTGGGGTCGTTAAACAGAGTATAAATAGTTAGCATCATATATTAGTCCTCCTTTCTTTATTTGCTTGCGATAATACCAGCTGCTCTTAATGATGCGAGAAGAGCGTTGATTTTATCTTTTTCATCACCACCTGCTGCATCATCTACTTTTGTACCTTGCTTTACCAATCCTAAAGTGCTTGAGTTAGCTGCCTGATAGGTAGTGTTATTATCAGTCCAAGGAACTTCAACATAAGCTTTACCACCTTCCAATGCTACTGGATATTTCTTTCCGCTTTGAGAAAATCCTAATTGAATACCTCCCATTACAGAATCAGATGCTTCTGGCTGTTTATACGAAACACCAGCCGGTGATTGCACACCAGCAGCGTTGAACTGGAAATGCGGCATATTAGCTTTATCAATGTCAGAGAAAGGCATAACCAACTTTGTTGGCTCGATTTCAAAAGCTCGCATCAAAAGGGCAACTAATACGATGCCTTCTTCAACTTGTACTCTTTCGTACAAGGCTGAGTTGGCAATAACCTTCGGGGTAGTACCATCTACAGCTGTCGCTTCATAGAGTACAGTACCGACTTCCAATGTTTCACCAAAGTCGGCGGCCAGCGTCAACTTATCGAAAGCTTTGTTTGATTTGTCAATACTGTTGATGGTTGCTCCATGAGAACCATTACCCAGGTGCATACCCACATAAGCCAAAGAGTTTTTCTTGATTTTCAATGTGGTATTGGATCCGGTAGTAAATTTCTCATAGACTTCTACACGGATAGCCACCTGAGCGGTTTTCTTTACAAGGTCGGCGGCAATCGGTGTAAAAGATGGAAGGAACGAACCAACAACTAGGTTGGTCGTGTCCAACTTGTAAGGGCCTCTGCGTCTTACTCCGGTAGAAACGTCATAGCGTTCCTCGATGGACGGTTCAGGCTCAATGTTGTACTTAAATCCTGCTGACATAAATTACTTGTTTTGTTGTTCGACAATAGATTTTGTATCCGCCTCAATCATTTTGGCGAACTCGCTAGCTTCCTTCTCCTGCTTCTGCTCGGCAGTTTCTGGAGCCTTAGCGAACTGGAAACCGCTGTTAGACATATCCTGCTTCATGTCCTTGAAATAGGTATCCAAGTCCGTGTTCTCAGGAATGTTGCGGTCTTTCAGCATAAATTCGGGAATACCGTACTTCTTAGCCACTGCCAAAATCTGTGAATTGCGCTGCGCCTGCACTTCTTGTTCCTCCATTTTTGCCAGTTTGTCAGCAAACGGCTTGATACCGGCGGCGATGCCATCGGCAATCATCTTTGCGATGTCCGTTTCCTGCGGCTTTGGAGGATCGTTTAGTTTCGGGGGTTCTAGTTTCGGATTCTCGATTGGTTTCCCGTCTTTCAGTCCATGCTTCTTCTCGTAGTTAGAAACAGCGGAAGTCTGCGCCTGTCCTGCACGGAAATCACCATAGTTTTGAATTACGTCCTGAAATGAGATACCCTCGACGATGGAGGTCACCTTCGTTTCATCCGTGACACCCTCTGCCTTCTTTGTGGCGATACGGGTAAGTGTGGCAGTGTCCACCCCAGGAAATTTCTGTTGCAGTCCTGCCAAGATTAGTTCAAAGATTGTCATACCGTATGAGTTTGATTAATAATTTCATACGGTAAATTTACTTATAGAGAAAAGGAAGGGGAAATTTTAAGGCTAACGATACGAAACAATTAAGAGAATGTTCGTTTTTAGGCAAAAAGAAAGCGTGACTCCCGAAGTAATCACGCTGAAAAAAATCATTGATTATTCTTATTTCTCTTTTTCTTCTCTTTTTTCAAAAGTTTATATAGATGTGGATGGACATATATAACTGAATAATTTCCTATTTGTTCTTGATCAATACAAGAACCTTTATGTAAGGGGGTATTAATGAAATAATCGTCAAAGTTAAAATCATTTTTTATTAAGCATTGTTTCGCTTTATCATTTATCAACAAATGGTATTTAGTATTAGGAATAATGGGTAACTCAATTAATTGCAACGCATTTGCTTTTGCCTTTTCGGGCATTACATAAAACAATTCGTCGATTATACGTTTTTCTATTGCATTATAGTAACACTCTTCTTTATATCGTTTTAACTGTCTAAATATTAATTTAAACAAATAGTCAAATATACAGACAAGCAAGACAAATCCAGCAAATATGAAAATAAGATCCAAAATATTATTTACTCCCAAAAAGAAGTAAACCAATCCAGTGAGAAATACTGCAATAATGGAATTTAATCCATACTTTTCTAAAAACGCCTTAAATAAAGAAGCGAAATCTACCATAATCACAACAAATTTATAGCTGCCAGTTCCTCTGTCAGCGCATTAATACCTTTCTGAATCTTCTCCAATTGTTGCTTACGTGGTTTGTGTACTCCAGCCGCATAATGCCACAACTGGCGCTCATAGATTCCGGTAATCCGGCTTAAAGCAGCTTTGGTAAAGATACTGCTGTAATAATTGATGAAGGTGGCAGCATCTATCTTGAACTTCAAGGTGAACTCTCCCTGCAATACTTCCACTGGAACGATGTTCATATCCTTGCATGACTCCAGGTAAAGTTCAACAGCTTCCTTCATGTTCTTCTCGATTACCTTCACATCGTTACCAACAGTCATTACCGGAGCACCTTCAATGTAAGCACTAAGATTATCTCCAGCATTTTCAACTATTACTTCAACAGCTCTCATATCAAATCAAACACCTAACACTATATTAGCATCGATATTCAGCTTTTGACTAATTTCACGCGCAACCTTCAATGTTGGCTCACATTTACCAGAAATATAATCACTCAAACGTGAAGGGCTAACACCAATCAATTTAGCCAGTGCTTTTTGGTTAAGCCCCATTTCATACATACGGAGTTTGAGAACATCAACAAGTGTTGGTTCTCCCAATGCAAAATGTTCTTCTGAATAGTCAGCTACAAGGTTAGAAAGTAATTCTAACTCTATGCTATTAGGATCATCAAGAGGGGTTTCATCTGTAACCAGTGGAAGTAATTCCTCAACCCTTTTTACAGCCCAGTCGTATTGAGCTTTTGTTTCTATCTTTGTCATAGCTCTTTGGTAATCGGTAACCGCCGATTCGGTTTAATTATAAAACTGAACAATCAGCTATTCTATCATATTCAGCATGAGTGCCAATAAAACGAATATAAACAAACTTTATAGTGAATTTTATCACTACAATCAGCCTGTAATTATTTCCTTTAATATTGAATACATAATGTTGGTTACCCACATTATCAACACTATTGAAAGTCTTTTTTACGTCTGCAAAGCAAGTCCATTCGCTTTTCTTGACTATGGTTGTCCATTCTTGTAAAGCTACCTTTGCGTCAGGATGCGTTTCTGCATATTCCTTTATAGCTTGTTCTGTAAATATTCTCATTAGGTTCACTCAATTGTCATATTGCAAAAGTAATAATAAAATTCTATTTTTCAAAATTATATTCTATTATTTGTAATTGTGCAAAAAAATAGCGATACCATGAGATACCGCTATTTAATAAGTCAATATTTTAGATTTTTATCAGTTAGTTTTGTATAAACCCCGTAATTCTTCTGACTAAATTGTTCTATTTTTCAGATTTCAACGTATTCCCTTTCATAGAAGAAAGTTGTTTCTGTTTCTCAATATCGTTCTTCTGCTTCTCTGCCTGCTCTTCCTTGATGGCTTCAATCTCATCTAGAACAGAATCCACGTTCCCCACAAAGGTGATAGCCCGCCGTTGTGACCAGATTTCACCATCCTTAGCCTTGATAGCGGTGTCTATCTTGTCTTTGATGTCTTCCAACCTGTAGGGTTGCATTTGCACATCCACATCAATAGTTTCGGAAGCTGCTTCAAGAGTAGAGTTCACGGAGCCCAAGGCAGAAACGAGAAAATTCACACGACGCTGCATGAACTCGCCAACGGCTTCGTTCAGATTCTCCACATTCAGGTGAGTGGACATAAATACATAGTCGAAGGTTACACCGGAAACAGCGTTGCCAGTACCCTTCAAAGAATCGAAAGAGATTCTGGGCGTATTAGTCAATCCGTATATCTGACTCAGTAAGGTTTCCACCTCGAACTTGACAGTATCTGGAACCTGGCTCCAGGTAAGATATTGGGCATTTGCTCCCTGGCCGGTGAGTTCCACTACCCTATTCTTAAACTCGCCTGAGAAGTTCTGTACGTCACCGAACAGCATAAGAATCGGGAAAAAATGATAGTCGATGCAGTCCGCATAACTAGAAAGTAGTTTCTCCAACCTTACCCGTAAAGATTTGATCTTTTCGCAATATGCTTCCGGACGATACATGTAGATCACCGGCATTTTCTTGAATCCGTGTGCGAAAGAACCTTTGTCGGTCCAGTTGCTCGTCAGCTCCCACTGGTAAACCATATCCTTGGTGATGGTCATGAAGCAGGTGATTTCTACATCATTCAAGTCTTTTTTCTTGTATTCACGGGAAAGCGCAATCAAATCCCCCTGATCGTTGAAAAATGGATATAGCTTATCACCTCGGAACGGGGACCAGATAGCACTCTTCAAACGGTATTCAGGCTTTGACTTGCCGAAGATTCCTGAAATCTTACGTTTAAGTTTGGCCCAGAAGCCGTCGTCCTTGACTACATACCAGTATTCGGCCACCTCCTGCTCGGCCAGCCATGCACGAACAACCTTCTTATTCTGGTATTTCAATTTGTTTTTCTTGAATACCTGCTTCAACGCAGAAAGAAGGTTTTCTTCTGTTCCATCCGGCTGACAATCAAGAACCGGTTCTGTTCCTACAGTGAAAGCTGTCTGTATGTTCACGATGTCTTGCTCAATAGGAAGTGCTATCCTATTCGGATCAACTTCTTTCTTCACCGCCGGCTCGACATGCTCTTTGCCTGTTGACGGGTCTGTAATTCGTTTCTCAGGCTGGGTAGTGATTTTGATTTTCGGATATTTTTCCTCATCAATCACTATCTCATGCTTGTTGGGATTCCAGTCGTTATAAAGGGCGTGAGCGTTTGGTTGCTCGGTTTTTCGCCCTTTCTTCAGATAGTAGATTTTTCTCTCTACTTCCGGCATAGCTAAAATTTCTTCTAAAGTCATATTTCAAAGTTTAATGTCCAAATACTCCTGAAATGTCTTTGGGCTTCATAATCCTGCCGAGCAGTTCTCCTAGCACATAATACCGCGCAGCATCTATGCCATGATTATCATGGTCTTCAGGTTCGTTAATATAGTTTCCGTCCTTATCCTTTGCCCATACATAATTTCGGAACTCTCGCTGAAGGTTGTAAGAATGTTTAGTAATGAAAATTTCCATTCCCTGCATCTTGTCTATACCGGCATTGACAGAGCCTTGACCTTTTTCAACTGAATAGATCTTAATACCTCCGTTATGAATTTCCTGAATGAGTCGCGGGTCCGCACTGTCAGCAATCACTTTCAAATTCCAGGGTCGCAAAGCTTTTATGATATCACCAGAAAGCAATCCAGTACGATAATCCACTTCATCCAGATACAGCGCATTATCGATGATGCCGCATCGGATGGAAGCCGACGGATCATTGGTGTAACCAAAGTCTTGCCCGATAGCCACCTTCTTACACCACATCGGGAACTCGTCAACAATACCCCATTTCTTGAACACGGCACCTTCGGCCACGTCTGCCCAACGACCAATAACCACATGGGCGTACTTCTCCGGATTCTTCTCCTTCATCTCCTTGACTTCTCTCAGGAACTCTGGAGAAAGATTCTCGATATTGTCTAAGTAGGTTGTATGGATATGAAGAACATTCGGATGGGTAGAAACTTGTACCTGCACCCCGTCAATCTCCACCAGCCGGTGAGTGTTCTCAATATATTTCTTGTAGATGAAATGGTTCGAATCGCAGGGATTCATAATGATAATTATCCGGTTCTGGATTCCCTTCTTACGAATGGAGAGCATAATCTTGTCGAACTCTTCCTCACTGGTCCATTCCTCGGCTTCATCACAGACAAATGTCGTGATACCCTGAATGGATTTCAGCTTGGCCGTCTGGTTACCGGAAGACGTCTTGATACCACGGAACATGATACGGCTGCCGGTCATCCGGTTTACAATATCGGTTTTGGTTGTTTTGAAATACTTCGTTGTTCCGTCCAAATCTATCTTTTCCATCATTTCCGGAATGATAGACATCCCGGCTGATACCATCGTGTAACGAGTATAAAGAATCTGGTGGGCAATCTTCTCTACGGGGGTCATTTCAAATGTGAGCCGTTCAATGAAGGTAGAAGCGTTGAAACTCTTTCCCGATCCACGGCCACCGGTGATGAGAATAATGAATTTCTCATTGTCGGTGTATAACGGATGATATATTTCTTGAGGAACAATCATTTCAGATTATCTTTAATCCATGAATCAATACTGATACCATGATCAATGTCCTTTGGAATATCAGCGTCTTCATCCTGGCGACGTTCAACCTTTCTCCACTCCTCATCATGGTGGTACAGCCAGACTGACATGGCCTGAAGGTTTGGAGCCAGTTCGCTTTCACTTACCTGAAGTTCTTCTTCGCCAGTCAGATTTCCTTCTTGGTCTTTCAGCTTCCTCACTACTGTACTTTTGGTTTTAATACCTCCCAAAGCCATAGCAAGGAACTTTGCACGCACTGCTGCAGTTACGGTCGCACGCCCACGCGCTAATACTTCACTTAATTCGGAGTGCTCACTCTTCTTCTCACAGAATGTTTGGGGGCATAAGCCCAGCGCAAAGGCGATTTCCTTGTCTGTGAACCCCTTCTTGGCATACGTTTCCACCTGAGAGAGAAAATCCTCACTCTTATAGTCAAATTTGGGCTTTCTTCCCGTATGTTTACTTTTTTGAGATTCACTTTTCATTTTTATTCAATCCTTTCTACTTGTTCATCAAATATTTCCCCCTTTATAAACTTGGAATATGGGTCATAACCGAATCTTTCACAGAAAGCAGACTTGGCTTCAAATGTGTCAAAGGAAAGCATTAGATAAGCATCCATATCCTGAGTTTGCTTTTGAGCTGCATCCTTTACCTGTTGCTTGACTTCCTTCATGTGGGCTACTTTCTCGGCTCTTTCCATCTGTCTGGCTGCTTTCTCTGCTTCCTTCTGTTCTGCTGCCGGAGCCATCATATCCTCCAAAGCATCCGCAATAGAGCTTTCTTCTTCGGTTTGAAGAAGGAAATCACAACCAATCATATTCAAATCAGCAGCTGTCAGTCCGGCATCCTGATAATCAATATCCGGCACCAAGCGTGCCAAAGCATCATAGTCCCATGAACCCTGTGCGTTAGGGTTGTTCATCAGGATATTCAACTCTTTCTCCTGCCGTTCGTCCACGTCAATGACATCTACTCGGATTCGATAGTCGTTACCGGGGAATTTCTGTAATTCGTCCATCACACTCAACCGCTGGTGTCCACTCACTACAGTCAGCCCGGTATGTTTATTTACCACGATTCCACCAACCAAACCGAATTTCTTAATTCCTCGCTTCAGTGTCTTTCGGGATTCTTCTGAAAGTTTACGGGGATTATAGTCTGCAAAGTGAATGGCAGAACGGTTAAGTTCTACCGATTCACTCTTTATGTACTTGCTCAGTTCCATATCTACTGTTTATTTTTATACTCCCAAAGGATTCTTTCAGCCATAGGGAACACTTTATAAATTCTCTGTAAATCCAATGGGTAATTCTTCTCCAGCCACAACATACAATCCAAATTGAAGCCTACGCCCGAACTGGCTTTTAGTGAATATCTCACAGGTTCTGGTAGTCCGTTCTGCTTCATATAGGCCAAAATATCCTTTTGAGTCCAGTCTGCCAAAGGATAGCACATACCTTTGTTCTCGTACCCGTTGGCTTCATAACCTTTCAGCATCAGGCGGCGGTTCATGCCGTCGGCCTTCTTCATACCCAAGAAAGTGTAATACAGTCCGTATTTGAGCTGCATGGCTTTCACCACATCAGCAAGTTTCAAAAGCTTTACTTTGGGGTTGGGGACACAATATAAACCACCACGAAGAATGTACGTAAGATTCCAGTGTGGTACCTGTATGAACTCTATTTTCGGATATTTTGCTTTTACCCAACCTATCCATCTTTCGATGTGCTCTAAATCTTTGACAAAGTACATGAATACACAGACTATTCTGTCAAACTTCGGATAAATCATGTCAAGTAAGACCAATGAATCTTTACCCAAAGACAAAAAAAGTATTGCGCTATCAGATTTATCTCTAATAGCGTCAATACTCTTATATGTCCTTTCTTGCAGTGTCATATTATCCGCCACTCATGCCAAGTCCTACACGGACATTATAATACTGCTGTCTGCGGTTGATAAAACGACCGCCCTGTGATGTCCTGCCGGTAGAAGGGTCTGTCAAACCTCTACGACCACCACGATAACCACCTGTTGAAAATGTGCTTCTGTTAGTTCTGACTCAACAAAAAATTAAAAGTTAGACATTCTTATCAATCACTTTGCCCAAATCGTAAACGACCTGTGCAGCCAAATATATTTCACCTTGATAGGTGTATTCTATCAAATTATGATTCTCATCTTCAAACAATTCTATCTTTGCGTCTTTGACTTCTACCAGTGCGCTGGCTCTGTCCTTATTGTAACCTACAAAGAACTGAATAGCATCGTAATGCTTAGGTTGTAAAACACCGTCTTTCTCTACACAAAAGCCGTCAGCGTCAAGTTGGCAGTATTTCTTCTGTGTGGTAGGCCTGATTTCTCTGAACTCTTGTGTTTTTTTGCCTGATAATATTTCGTCAAAGAATTTCTGTTTGATGATAAGTGTAAGTATTTCCATAATCGTGTAAAGTTTAAAAGTTAGTTGCGGGGACGTGAATCGAACACGCGACCTCTACCAAGTCAAAGTAGCAAGCTACCACTGCTCCACCCCGCGATAGTACCTTTATCACAAAGATACCTAATTATAAAGACAAATTTAGATAACAATTCAGTACATACGAAACAATATGCTAATTGTTTGCTAATAAATCTGGGTTGTGTTCATTTATGATACTTTCAACTATCACTTTTGCTTGTTCTATACCATCTTTATAGCCTCTGGCATAGTCTGTTCTTGTAGAAAGGTAACTGGTATTATTACCCAGCCACTTAATAATTTCTTGTAGGATTTCTTTTTCTTTCATATACTACAAATTTTTATGTTCTAACAGTACTGCATTCTCACCAATCCAAAGCATTGCGTCTTGCCCATTATAGGTAAAATCAAAAGCCTTGTTTTTTGGGTTGTAACGACCTTCTAAAACTGTGCCTTCTTTCAGACCACGGATTTCAGCCAGACACCAATATCCAAATTCAGTAAGCACCTTAACTCTCGCTTTTGTTTTTATTGTCTTTGCCATATTATTACTTTTCAAAATATTTACAACCATTTCTTCTTGATGCTTTGATACGATGTTGTAGTTTCGTGCAATACATGAAGAAATTCACGCACTGGTAATATTTGCACATACTGCAATGTCTATCTTGTTCTACTTTCATAATTATAGTTATATTGTGGTAGCCCGAAGGCTACCGGATTTATAGCCAAAGTTTCTTTGCCAAATCAAAGTTCTTTTGAGCTTCGTTTACTGCTTTCTTTGCATACGTCAAAGAGTATGAATGTTCACGAGGGTATTTACCGGATTTCAGTCCTTCGTGATACTCTTTTGTAACAGCTAACTTATGCTCATAAAAGTCCACACTTTCAGGCATTGAAAGATTTATAGTATCAGCCTTATCAGCCCAATATTGTGCTATTCTTTCATGTTCTTTTGCCTTATCCATCATTTCTACCGCTTTGCCTGTATTAGTCCAGGCATCTTCAATAGCCTTTCTATGTCGTCTTTCACTATGGTGCCCTATTTTGATAGGCTCACCCAATGAGAGAAAATCTCTATCTTTATTGGACTTTTCAAAATACTCACCACTCTTTTTCTCTGCTGAAGCAGCCCAATCAAGCCTACGTTCTGCCTTACGTTTTGCCCATTCCTGAACATTAAATCCATCAGCGCGAACTATCGAGTAATAGAAGAATCCGTCACGTTCAAATATCAGATTAAACACAATGCTTTCATTCTCTTTGCCGTATTTGGTGGTTACAAGAATGGTTTCACCTTTTTCATGCTTAGCATCGCATTTAGCAAGAAATACGTTTGGACAAAATTTGTAATATGTATTCATAATCGTGTGTGGGATTATGCAGGGCTTTCGCCCTGCTGGTTAAACTTAGAACTTCTCAATTTTTAGATTGCTATTGATAATAAATTTGCGGCCACATTCGCAAACTATATGCGTGTCAGTAATACGTGTTATCTTTCGTACTACATCTTCGTGCGTTATGTAACTACCGTTCTGCAAATCGCCTGAAACTCTATATCTCAAACCTACTGTTACTTTACTAATATCAATACTCATAATCTTTTTATATTATGGCTACCCCGAAGGATTGCCGGTTAAACTTATTTATGTGATTCTCTAAAATCAAGTTCTACTATCTTATGATACTTATTTATGTCATACAGGCCAGTAGCACAGCCCATTGCAGAAGCAAGTCTTACCGCTTCTTCTAATGCAATCATCACATCTGAACTTGCATCAATTGCTTCATTCTTCGCCTTGTTATATTCTCTATTATTAACTGCTGAATCCTGAATCTTTTCAGCTTCTTGAACTCTTTTGAGTGCTTCATTGATAACTCTGATTTGAGCCTTAATCTCTTTGATGTATTCACTACTTGTTGTCTTCATAATTGTATGTATTTAATTTGTTATTCAAATTATATTTTGACTTTCTGATTGCAAATATCAAACTATATTTTGAATAAACAAAACTTTTAGAAGAAATTTTTCAAATTATTTTTTGATATATCTACTTATGATTTGAAAAATGTTCCTATATTTGCATCAAACTATAATTTGAATAATATGCTTAGAGTACAAGAGATTTGTAAGGAGCAGGGAATAACCATGCAGGATTTAGCAAAGAAGATGGGAGTAACTTACCAGGCTTTATATGCTGCTGTTTCCGGCAATCCTACCATCGGAAAATTGGGAGATATATCAAAAGCGCTAGGGGTTAGTATTGTCGATTTGTTTGCAGAGAACTCTCAAGATTCCGAAGTGAACGGCTACGTTAAAGTAAAAGGAAATCTATATGAAGTTCACTCTTTTGAGGATTTAAGGAAGTTATTAGAAATGGATGTTTAATCAATAAAACCAAAGTAAAATGAAGAAAATGTTATTTATACTGCCTATACTAGTGGCTTTATTTTTTGTAGGGTGTAGTAGTGATGGTGATGGAGAGCCCGGAGGGAATAATGGAAATAAAGTTCTGTCTGAAATTGTAATAAACGAACATGAAAAGAAGTTTGGAGAGATAAATGAATATGGAGAACTATACGAACAGTATATCTATAATCCAGACGGAACATTGCAAGAAAAAACCACCAATTACTATAATGCTTTATTGGATGGTAGAATCGATTGCAATTACAAATATGAATACGACGACAAAAAGCGTGTAGTGGAAATGAACGAATATACGTTTACTTTGTTTGAAAAAAAACGTAAATATGAATATAACAACATTGATTCCGTGTCACGCATGCTGGTATATGATGACGATGGAGACCTGAATGAAGAATGGACATACGAATATGATAGTCAAAAAAGATTGATAAAAACAGTAGAAAAAGATGCTTGGGATTTTGGGTATATAAGCGAATATAGATACGAAGGGAATAACGTTTATATAGAAAAGACAATGCTTGATGACGGTTCTTTGTTCGGGAACTATGTTTTTGAGTACGACACACACGGGAATCTACTACAAGAAACTTATATCAGCGGAGATACTGGGAGAGAATCAATAGAGCAAAAGTACGAATACAAGTATGATTCATCGGGCCGTATTCAAAGAAAATCACAAAAAAGTTACGTTTTGGATGACTGGACATATTACGACTATTTTTATAATGAGGATGGAACTATCAATAAAATATCTGTTTCGTATAGCTATAAGGACGATGAATCCGAGTTAAGGTATAATTATATCTACAAATAAAATTATCACAGAACTGCTCATTATGGTTCGAAATTTTATTATATAGAAATCAAAATAGAGAAAGGGGAATAAAACTAAAGCCGGAAGCATAACGCTCCGGCTTTTCTACTTTCTCGTACAATAACAAAAGCGACTTAGAATTGAACGGAAAGCAGTTCTTTACCAATGGCATGAACACCATCCAATATCTTTTTTTTCTGCATTTCTCCTACAGGAGCGCAACCTGACTTATAACGCCTCATAAGCCCTTCATTTATTCCCAATCTTTTAGCCAATGCGGTTGCCGAAATGAACGGGAACTGTTTAAAGAAGCCTGACAAGTCATAAACATATTCAAACTCCAATTCGCCATTGTTTAATTCAGGCGGTATCTCCTTCCCTGCTTCTTTAGACATTTCAATATACTCCTGCGGAAAGTTCTCAAAATCAGCTTTGGCTTCCTCCAATGTATCGCCATAGGACATAGCCCAATCAAACCCTTCCATCATAATAACAAACCCTGTGTCGGACTTGCTGATGATTGCTTTTACTTTCTTCTTCATAATCGTGCAATATATGTTAGAATGAAGTGCAGGGCTTATTTTAGCCCTGCTTTCTTCATTACTTTGTTAAACTCATTTGGCGGTACTTCTTTACTACCATGCCGACCGACTTTAATCAAGTAAGGAAAATCCTTGTGAGCGTAGTAGCGGTGGTCTGTTTCCTTGAAAATATACCAGCCAGCCTGCTCAAGTCTTCTGTGCATTTCACTAAATTTCATATCGCTTTTGTTATTTAACAATACAAAGGTAACATTTTCGCTACAATTACGCAAACTTTATTGTAACATTTTCGCTACAAATAATAAAAAAGCTGGAACAATACAGTCCCAGCAGCTACTTGATTAGTCCTTTGGCCTTCAACCTTTCTACAATCAGGTTGTAAAGATACTCTATATCCTGCCTGAAGTCTTTATACTGTTGGTAGATAAAGGAAACATCGGCAATATTGTTCGAAATTACACATGGGGACACATCCTGGAACACGCCGGAAATTTCCGCTCGAACACCATTCGGCAGCCTTCCGCCAGCAAGCACACTGGGAGCAAATAGAAACAGTACGATAAAGAGAAACTTCTTTCGCTGGGTGACACTATCAAGATTAGGCGGGCAATCCATTCCAGAAAGGATCTCCTTGAACCAGCCGTAAATCTCCGGAATAAGCGACAGATCAGTCAGTATCGGCAATGAAAGTTCCTGCTCGCGTTCTGATAATCTTGATTTCTGTTCACGTATTGATTTCAACTCCACGATTGATGAAAATTCTTTTGACATAACACGATAGTTTTAGAATGAATTAGTATATTTGCATCATAATCGTGTGTGGGAGTTGGCTTCTAATCGTGTGGGCTGGCTCCCTTTTTAAATTTATGGTTATGGACAATTTTAATTTTTACGATAGCAGTTCAGATTCTCAACTTCCTGGATCGTCAGAGTCGTTTGAAGCGAAAAATAGAAAAATACTTATGGAAGAAGCTTCAGAAGCAAAAAGAAGAAATGATTGCTCAACAAAAATATCGTGAAGAACAACGAAAAGGAGCCAATTTTGAAAAATGGCTCCTTATTTTTAATACTGCTATTGCTATTGCTGCATTATTGGTATCAATATTCAAATAAAATACCCGATAACCGTCACAAAGCAGTTACCGGGTATTCACAAAGCACTGACAAGGGATGTCGGTAAGTTTCCATGTATAAATTATTTATTCTATTTTTACACCGTATTTAATTGAATTGTGGTATGGATGAATTGATAAAACATTTCTCATCATTAAAAGAATATTGGAAAACTATAGTAA